CCTATACGATTGGGAGGAAGGGAGGCAGAAGCCGCATGGCCCATGGGGTTGGCTCGAAGGACTCCGCTATGGCCAGATCAAAGGCCACTCGCAGACCCTCGATGACTACATGGCGCCGCTGTATGGCGAAAAAGGGAAGGTATATAAATGATGGCCAGAAGAGATGTTCTCGACCTCAGCCACTGGCAGACCGTCATCGATTGGTCGGCCATTAAGGCCGAAGGGGTGGTAGCGGTGATCCTCAAGGCCTCGGAAGGAACCTCGTATAGGGATGACAAGTATAACGCATTCCGCGCCGCTGCTCTAGACGTGGGCCTCGAAGTGGCCAGCTACCACTTCCTCAAGCATTCTAACGTTGTGAATCAAATGGAATGGTATCTCGCCAGCGCACAGCCCGATCCCGGCGAGCGGGTATGCATCGACTACGAAGACCCGGCCTGCGTTCTAGACGACCTCCACGAGGCCCTCGACGCCATTGAATCTCTTCGGCCGGATTTGCAACTAACCGTCTACGGCGGGCATCTGCTAAAGGACCAGCTCAAGGGCATGTGCGATGGCGATCTCGCCCCACCCCGAACCTCCCTCTGGATCGCGCAATACACCACCGGCGAGGTCAGTTGGCCCTCTGGCACTTGGCCCTACTGGTCGCTTTGGCAATACTCCGATGGCAAGGCCGGGGCCAGTCCTAAGAATTGCCCTGGAGTTTCCGGGGCCGTTGACACTAACATGTTCAACGGAACCAAGGACAACTGCTTCCGCTGGTTCGGGCCTCCGGCGATTTCGGCCCCATCGGCCATTTCCCTGACTGTTCCTGCCGGAACAGTCATCACCATCAACGGGAAGGACTTTACCGCGCCATGACCAACCAGGAACCCATTAAGGCCGCGGGCCAAGTAGCCACTACCCTCGCTGAGGGCTTGAAGTCCCAACCGATCCTTATCGGGTTCCTTCTCATCACTGTTGTATTTATGGCTTTGGTCTATGTGCAGGCGCGGGACACGCGGAAGGGTGAGCGAGAGAATATGCGGGTTATGATCGAGAAATGCATTCCAATCCTCAACAGGGCCGAACTATTGAAGCTGTTCCCGGCGGACGGAATACCGCCGAATGCCAGTGACTGAGTCAACCCCGATGCAGAATATCTGCCCGCTACGCTCCAGCACCTCTATCACCCTAACGATCGAATGCAGCGGAACCCTGTCCCTCGCGTAGCGAATAATCTGGCCTTCGGTGATCCCCTTCCCCTTGTCCGCTATCATCAAATAATGCGTTATCTCTTCCATCGCCTGACCGTCCGAGTTGACCGATCCGGCCTTAAACACCTCCGGCATCCAGTTCTCGGCCTCGTGCAGCCAGCTCATCGCTTGGTTAAAATCCTCGCGCGTTAGCACCAGCCCGTCCGACTTATCCACCGCCGAAATCATACTCAACTTATAAACAGTCGTTTTTCTTCTTGAATTATAATGCGTCAGCTTCGGATGCCCTGGCGCCGGACTCTCCCCCATGCCCCGCCAGAGGTTAATACAATCCCTATAATCCTGCGTTACATGAAATTGCCCCATAAGGGTGCTAATCGACAGAAGATCATGTTCTAGATCGTCGGTCTTAATCTGCGCTTTCGGGTCGAAGTCATCCCCGACAATTCGCTCATCCGAGAACACCATGATCACCCGGCTCATGAACCCCTGCCCCCAAGCGTCCTCTGGCAGAAGGCTCATGAGCCGTTGCGGAGTGGCCCCAACGACCATACTAAGCTGCGGGGAATTGATCCTGATCTTCAAATCCTTCGTCCGCCGGACCTGGGAATAGGGATCAGGATCATACATGGCCGAAAGGCCGTCGGTCATCTCTGGGTCATACTTATGTATGAAGGTCCCGATCTCATCGGCCGCGATATACATACTATTATACTCCACCGGTTCCCTCGGTGGATCGATGATGAATTTCTTCGACGCTATCAGCGTGTCGACTAGACTCGCCCAGGTCATTGAAATCGGGGCCAGATGGAACTCCGGCAAGGTGCTGACCAGGGTCTTCGCCAGTCTCACCGTCCTGGTCTTCCCGGTCCCTGGATGGCCGACAAGCATTATATACAGGTTTGGATACAACGGACTTGTCGTCCAGACCCAAACCCTCTGCTCCAACACCGCCCCGATCACCGATATCGCTGTCCACTTACGCCATATTACTGGCGCTTCTAAGCCTCCTGTTCGTTCTGTAAACGATTCGATCCATGATGTCAATCTCCTTCTCGCGTCGCCGTTCGTCCCTACCCGTCCAGTTTTTGAGGCCATTAGGGTTGTCCTTGGAATACTCGCCCTTGTTCCATCCAGTCCTGCAATCATACGGTATCCGGAGGGTTCGGCCCTCCGCTAGGGGTATGGGAACAATGAGCTGCTCCATCAACAGAGGGACAATCTTGGCCTCGTCCTTCTCCCGATACATGAACGTAAGCGCATCGTGATCATGCATCACCACTGGACAGACATTCATGTGCCAAAGCTTCAATAGCGCCTTGTTCACTATATCCGCCAAACTCCCCTGCGGATCATAGGCCAAGGCCTCGCGGAATGTCTTCGGATCATTCCTCCGCTTGAAAAACCACCGTCTTCGGCCGGTGAGGGTGGTCAGATGCCCGAACTTCCTCAGCGACTCTTGCACATGTATGTGCCACTTCTTATGCGCCGGGAAAGCCTGGAAATAAACCGGCTGAAACTGCGCAATCGCGCTTACCGGGATTCGGGTCTGTTCGGCGATAGTGTCAGGCTGGCCACCATAATTGCTCCCATGTCCGATTTTCTTGCACATGAACCGGTAAGAGTGATGACGATAGAAGGGTTGGTCGGCGATGTCGCGATCCTTACTTGGGTCTCCGGTCCAACCGAGAGTAGGCCACACGAGCCTTGCAACAGCTGTATGAGGGTCGCCGGAGTTGCATGCTTCAAGGTATCGATCATCCCTGAATAGGTTCCACTCAACAGCTCCGACGCAAAAACTCTCTCCTGACTTTGCGTCAAACTTTCCAAACTTCCAGCCTCCGTCAGCAATAAGGACACCTCTGAGAGCTTCCTCAATATTTTGCAGGTTTCCTCCTGTCCCAAATTCTGATAGGCTTGAACTAAATCGACCTGTATTTGTCCCAGCAATGTTGTAGCTTGTTCGAATACGTCCATCTGGATCGATCCCTGTTTTGAGGACTGAAATCTTCTTCCCTAAATCCGCGAGCATGTTTAGGTGCGATAGAAATGGCCGAGCGATTTGGTAGTTCCAAAGATGTTCCCTCGCGGATGCATCAGCGGTCGGTCGGCCATGTTTCCTTACCGGCGGCAGGTCGAGGAAGTCGTAGAACATCGACTGCACATCGCCCGACGCTCGCCAATTAAACTTCTCCATCCCGAGGCCCTCGAAGGCCAATCGCTCGAGCTGGCGCTCCAAACGATCAACCTTCTCCATGAAGTCCTCGATAATGTCCGCTTTCTTCGACTGGTCGATCTTTATCCCTCGACAACGCATTTCCAACACCGGCCCTTGGAGCGCCTTGCTGAACTCATACGTCCTTCTTGTAACCTTGTCGAGCTGGCCGACCATCGCGTTGAAGGCCTCAAGAGTGACACAACAATCGAGGCCGTTATAAACCTGATCCTTTTCCCACGCGGTCAGGGTATCCGGGTTCGCCTCATGGGTTCTTATGATTTTCATCGGAGGGGGAAATCCTTTTCAATTCCACTCTCTCCTTGGCCTTGACTATCCGCCAGACCGCTCTTGCATCCTCACAGGCGAGGATCACATCAACCTCCTCAACTGTAAGCCAGTCCTTATAAGCCTCCACCGCTTCTCTTCGTTCGTCCCAATTGAAATAGATGATCGCGTTCATGTTAATCATCCCTCTTGATCGTCTCATGCTTCTTCCTCAGATGCTTCCATTCCCCCTCGTCCGAAAAGATGCTTCCAAGATACCCCAACCCCTTCAACGCTTCCGGCTGCAACGCATGGCTCAGCAGCATGCTGTCCTCCTCGGCCCCATAGGTCCTTATCCCTTGGGCCCGCAGAAGAAAGGCTATGTCATAGGCGCCGTTTTGGAACAGCTTCTTAATCCCTCGATCTCCAAGCACTGATCCAATAATTCTCCAGCATGCTTTTTCGTCCGCTGGAGTCTTCCAATAGCTTCCATTAGCTGTGCGTTCGTCATCGAATGGAATAACGATCGCTGCTCCTGTTCCGGGAGCAAAGCCCACGCAAGTGATCCGTGATCCATAAGTCTCAATGTCAACAGAAAGGATGTCGCATCCTTTAACATAGCGGTCAATGAACTCGCGGATATCTCCGAGCCCTGGTTCAATCCAGATTTCACGCGGTGGTCTCCTAATCTCCGGAAACTCGGCCTGTCGCTTCGCCTTCATGAAGTCAGCGATAACGGTCGGCCGCTCTTCCCATTTGCCTCTAAGGATATATGACGGATGATAAGTCGGAAGGACCTTAAACCCTTCCACGGTATGGGTTGATGAGAATGTGTAACCCCGGATTTTGGTGATCCCTCCCGCCTTCCCGGCCAAGGCCCATAAGGGCGTGTTACCTAACGCAATGATCAAATTCGGGTCCGCTCGAAGCAACTCATCGGCCAATCGATCGAGTTCCCCGGAATACTCCTGTCTGACGTAGAGCGACTTAAGCAAGGCCGGGTAGCCTGGAATTCCTTCCGCTCTTGGCCCACAGAGCAGTTCCAGTTTATTCCCCGGCGGATGGAGGTTGAAGACATTTGTCCTGTATATCTCAGGATGATTCTTCCAGACCCGGTTCAGTAAATGCGGATCGCCCATGCTCCAATAAGCATGTATGTCTTCATGATCCCTACTCGTCGCTTCTATTAGTTCCGCCTCGATCATCATGCGCAACAATTCGGCCCCCGTGTTGCCAACGAAGGGAACCTTCAACT